TGAGAGACTCGGCTTTTCGTGAGCTTGATCCCTGGCTCAGCCATCAGTCCTCAGCCTCGAGCTCGTCTTCCTCGTCTTCGACCTCAGCCGCTGGTGGGGCCTTAGCTGGCACGATTCTTTCGATCTCCCGACCAGACTCTTCCTGAATCCGTTGGTAAATCTCCTCAGCGTCATCAATCTCGATCTCACGGTCGAGAGCGATGGCTTCCACCTGAGTGATCAGGCCCATTTCCTTCCGTTGCTGGATGTTCTGGAGCTTCTCGGCTTCAGAGACCACGCTGGAAGGCTTCTTGTAGGTGATGCTCATGAAGGCGTCTTCAGAGATCGGAGCGACCCGGTAGCCCGGGAGAACGCTAGTGCCTCCGTAGGTGTTCAGGTAGGCCACGATGATCTTAAACAGCCTTTGCTCAGCATCTTTAAAAGCGGCGATGTCGGACTCGCTGGCCTCGAACTGCTCGACCATTGCCAGGAGGCGCTCGAATCCCGAGCTATACTTGACCGAGTCCATCTTCGCATTGACCACTTTAGGATCCACGCCCCGGCTTGTTAGGAAGCTAGACAGGAGGCCCTCGAGGTAGGACAGCGAGCCTTGCAGATCCGGGTTCGCGTTAGCATAGCCGAAGTCTGTCTCGACTGGGTTGTTCGGATCAATCGGCAAACGAAGGACAAAGTTAGTCCCGATCTGGATGTTATTTGGGATCAGGTTCGATGGAGCCTTGAGCCACGCCTGGCCAAAGCCCTGCATGCGGACCACGTTTCCGAGGTCGGTTAGGCCTGCGTTGAATTGAATTGTGAAGTCCGTAAGAGCGGCGCCAGATCGTACCCAATACTCGCCATCCTTACCGCCGTTGATGTCTACGAATGGAACGACCCCACCGATCGGGTTCTCGTAGCTCTCGGATGGCATGATGTTTCCGTTCTCATCCATAACGAAATTGAACACAGGCGACCATACCGCTATCGCCTTCATACCTGCCTGGTAATCGTCCTCGTCCGCGATCAGCTCGTTCATGCTGTCGCCATCTTCTGTCACCTTGACGTTAGCCATGCTCCGATCGAAGCCGTTGATACAGTAGACCTCGCCTTCCTCTTGGTCCTGGGACGATGGAACCACGTCGATGTTATGGGCGAGCAAGGCCTGGAGCTTCAGCTTCCCGGCGCGAGGGACCAGGTAAAGGTGCGTCTGGTCTTGAAGCTTGAAGTATTCGTTAGCCTTCATCATGACCGTGTCGGTCTTTAGGTCCGCGTACACCTGACGGACGACCATCTCCTGCTCTTCGCTGAGCCCGTAGAACTCGCGGACAGGGGCCCGGCGGTAAAGGCTAGCTTCCTTTTTCACGATCCGGCGAGCCAGGTTTACCGAGCTCACGATCGGCGTGTTCTGGATGGTGTCTTTCGAGTAGAATCCCTCGAGGTAGGCCTTCACCTGCTGAAGGATCCGGTCCTTAAAGATTTCAAACTGGCCGAAGCTAACCTTCTTGCGCTCGACGTTCTCGCTTGCCTTGGATTCGTCGATGATCTGTCTACGGACGTTAGGGTTCAAAAGGTTCAGCATTTTATCTCCTTGAGCTTCCGACCATTACGGTCCCGAGCAAGTTGTGCTCGTACACTACCGCATAGCCGATTGCGGTCGTGATGTGCTGGTAAGGCTTTGAATCGTCTTCGATGTAATCGCCGGACTTCTTCAGAGCTGTCAGCCTTAGCCCATCGTGCGTCACGGGAGCCGTTTTGTAAACGAACAAGCGCCGTTCTCCAGCCTCGTTCTGGCAATAGGCGTTCACGATATTGTGGCGCTTCCTTACCGGAGGATTCTCCCGAGGCACCTGCATCTCGAACGTAGCTCCTGAGTTGGCTAGCGTTTTCCTGATGATGTCATAATCCGACACGATCGAGCGCGTGTCCCGGGCCTGCCCGGAGGCGTCGCCCCTGACGATGATCTTCGCCCGGTGCGTCAGGATGCCCTTCTCGATCCATGCGTCGATAGCGTCCTGAGTCCGAGCTCCCTGGATCACGACCTCATCGAACCAGTGCCAGGCCCGACCGTCCCACTGGCCAGCCGCCGATGACATGGGCTTCCCGTGTCCGATGTTGAAGTCGAACGCGAGCACGATCGGAAGGTGGGGCCTCACCTGGTAGGCGGTGTTCAGATGGTTCTTATCGGCGTCATAAGCCGAGTAGATCCGATCCTGGTCGATCTCGACCCATTCGCCGTAGATGTACCGCTGGGCCTCGCGAGGAGCTAAGTCCTGCTTCAACTGCTCGATGTACACCGGATCCAGGAACGGGTTATCGGTCGTTATTGACTTGAACACCTTGCGCGTCCTGGCGTCGCTATCGAAGAAGTACTTATAGACCCAGTGGCCTGGCCCGTCCGGGTTTGTGGCGGCGATTAGGATGTTCTCCTTCACTTCCGGTATCCGGCGAAGACGGGCCTTCAGCGTATCGAAGGCGGCCTTATCGTCCTCGTTATTCTCGGTGAGCTCTTCGAAGACTACCATGGACAGCTTGAGCGACCGCGCCTTCTTGTATTTCTTATCTGACCAGCTTCTCGAGATGATCTCGGATCCGTTCCACCAGGTAACCTTAGCGATCGAATGGTTCACTCGGTAGTGCTTACCTTCGACGAAGTCTTCAGCGATGTGCTCGAGGATCTCCTTGAAGATCGTATCCTTGAGATCCGGCAACGCCTTACGCGCTAGGCAGACTCGCGCTCCAGGATTCTCGACGCAATGACGGACGGCCAGATGAGCCATAAGAATAGACTTTGCGGATCCATAACTGCCAGAAAGGAGAATCTCAGGCGTGCCTGTTCCGAAATCCCAGTTATCAAGAAAATCGACGACATCAGACTGATACGGAATAACTCGCGGGTTAAAGTCGCTGAAGTATGGCTTTGAGTATTGTTCGACGACTTCACTCATTCCTTCTTCTTGCGCTCGTAATTCATATTGATCTTGATCGCGCCCTCGTTCTCGACCGCTACCTCTTGCTTATCTGCCCAACCGCATAGGTTCTTTAGGCAAAAGATCAGCATGGTATTATCCCCGCCCATGGCTTTTTCTATCGCCTTACGGATCAGCGCGTGTCTGGTGTGAACCATCTTTTGTTGCCGAAACTCGACAAAGCTCACACCGTACTCGTCGCGGATAAATCGCTCGATGGTACGATCCGAGCAGTCGAAGAACGCCGCCGTATCGAGGAGCGTCGGCTTCTGGCGCATGAAGGCTTCCAGCTTCTTCTTGTCGATTTCAACAGCCATTCGGTCCCTCGATCACTTCGTTCTTCTTTGCATCGAAAACCTCGTGGCACTTGGGGCATCTTACAAGAGACTCTGTCTCGGCGTTTTCGCTTTCGCTGAATGGTTGATCAGACTTCTCCGACAGATCCAGAGTGAAGTCCTTTAGGCCTAGCATCTCGAGATCGAAGTCCGGGCCCAGGTCTGGCAGGTCCGCATTGATCCCGGCCAGGTCGAGCTCGGCCCAGGATGCGATCGCGTTGTCGGCCTGGATGAACGCATACTCGGCGGTCTCGTCCGCGAACTTCTGGTAGACCACAGGCATCGAGTCAAAGCCTGCCTTCTTCCCTGCTAGCTTCCGTCCGTGGCCTGCCACGATACATCCAGAGAGCTCGGAGACGATGATGGGATGCCTGATCCCATGGTATTCGTACAGCTTCGCCAGGCGCTCGATCTGCTCGTCTGAGTGCTTGTTTCGGTTCCTCGGGTGATCCTTCAGCTCGTGGATGGGAATCATCCGGTCGTATCGGCAATGGATCTCGGGTGCGTTCGTCATGTTCTGTTCCTCCACTGGACGGTCCAGCTAGCCCCACCGGGGCCTCTCTCTCAAGTGTTAGACCATCCACGTTAGGAATCAAAGGCTAACGCATTACCGCACCGAGTCGAGAGAGTAGGCTTTTTTTTCCTAGTGATCCCCTTACCCTAAGAGCGGGGGAACACGCATGGATCAAAAACACTATGTCGTCGTAAAGCTCAAGGAGCTCGCGCATGAGTTGGGGCGCGTCCCGATGATCTCGGACTTTCAAGCGATCTTTCCGCGCATCCCAGTCGGGATCCTGTTCGGAACGTGGGACAACGCTCTTCGGGCGGCTGGCTTGGTCGAGAAGGAAAAGGAAGAGCCGAAGAAAAAGGATCCATTCCCGGCCATTGATGACCCGGAGAAGATCAAGGAGATCGTTTACTCTCAAGACCACAGGAACGTGGTCAGGCTAAACCACGCCGAAAAGATTATGGTCGTGGGCGACATGCACCTCCCTTTTGTAAACCTGAACGCGCTCTCGATGGTCTACGCCTTCGCCCAGAAGGAACAGCCGGACGTGATCGTCCAGGTGGGCGATCTGACCGATCAGTATTCGGCGTCGAAGTTTGCCAGGTCGCTGAACACCTACACGCCGAAGGCCGAGGATGATCTGTCCCGAAAGATGGCCGAGGACTTCTGGAAGACGCTCCAACAGGTGGCGCCTAAGGCTAAATGCTTCCAGCTCATGGGCAACCATGACGCGAGAATACTCAAGCGCATCGTCGAGAAGTGCCCAGAGGGAGAGCACCTGATCGCCCAGGCTATCCGATCCAGAATGACATTCGAAGGAGTGACTACCATCCATGACCCGACCGAGGAGCTTTACATCAACGGAATCTTGTTCATCCACGGCCACTATTCGAAGCTGGGCGCGCACCGTGATTTTAACAACTGCAACGTCGTGTGCGGTCACTCTCACCGTGGTGGGGTTAACTATCGGAGCTATAATGGCGAGACCTTCTGGGAGCTTAACGCCGGATTCATCGGCGACCCCTATTCGAAAGCCCTCTCCTACCGTCCGCAACGGATCCACAACTGGACGACAGGGATCGGTCTCATCGACGAATACGGCCCGCGCTTCATCAGCTTTTGAGGAGGTTTCTATGACAGTCAAGGTAGTGAATAAGAAATGGAAAATCACCGTTCGCACCGATAAAATCCATAACGCTCGCTTCGGTGAGACGCATGGAATCGCCATGCTGGACGATCGGAAGATCCACATCAGGCGCTCGAGCATGAACTCGGAGACGATCCTCCACGAGCTGGTCCACGCTTATCAGCACGAGCTCTCCTTCCATGAGCTACAGTTGGACGATGACCAGGTCGAAGAGTGGTACGCCGAGCTGTTCGCGAAATACGGTCGGACGATGATCAAAGACGCTGATCGTCTTCTTGCCTATTACCGGGAGCGGAAGAAGTGAGGCCATGGGCCCAGGCGCTTGTTCTGCTCGTGGCAGTATGCTTTAGCCTAGACCAGGTCCGAGACGCCGAGTGTAAGACCTATTGCCGGACCGCAGCCGGGTACGATTCCGGGATGTGGATCGTGAAGCAAAGACGATGCTGGTGCGGTGATCTCATGGATCAGGACAGGCTGTCAGAGAAGAAGATCATGGCGCCGAAGAAGATCAACAAAGTCAGGAAAACGAGCTTTATGGTCCCGATGAGCGTGCCTAGCGAAGACTTCAGGCTTCCTTGGGAGTGATTAGTTAAGGCTTTTTTTCCGTTCATCAGATACCACCATCAGGATCGAGCGACAGTCCGCGCACACCCAGGTGTAAATCTTCCGAATCACCTGGTCGCCCGTCTTCGTCATTCCGCACTCCTCGCAATAGAATACCACGCTCGATCACCCCCATCCTTCTGACAGCATAGCCCGAAGAAAAGAAAAGGCCAGAACCATTGAAAGGAACACGCATGGTGTTGGTCCTGGCCTCGCTCATCGGATGGGAGCCGACGAAACTTACTTCTTCTTTTTGGTCGCGGCTTTCTTCGCCTTCTTGGCAACGGACAGCGCGATGGCCACGGCTTGCTTCTGTGGCTTGCCTGCTTTCATCTCGGTCTTGATGTTTTTAGAGATCGTTTTATCGGAGTATCCTTTTTTCAGTGGCATTTTATTACCCTTTCGTTTGTTGGTTTTAGTTCTCCTTGCAGCGCCCACGGTCTGGGGGGAGTCCGTGAGCGTTGCGAGGAACCTAGACAGTAGGCTGTCGAGGAAGCTGATAATCTTTTCAACGATGGCGATCATGGCGGTGGCTCCTGTCGGATGCGATTAAGAAAAGGCCGATCAGTGTGACCAGGCCGAAGACGAGCATGAAGAACACGAAGATCATGAAGCCCACAGCGACTAGCGGATCGTTAGAATCAAGGGCCTGAAGTATTGCCTGAGTCATGGTTAGCGAGTTCCTTTTCTACGTCGTATATCGACCGAGCCACGAATGCAAGACCCCCTCGATCATTTATTTTCTGAATAAAGAACTGCTGTTCTGGGCTCACTCGCCCCTTCTCAGTCTTCACTTCGATCGCCAGGATCCGGCCACCGGGAAGGATGCCGAGAATGTCAGACACGCCCTTGATGTGGAATGGGTTGTTATTCTTCCGATAGATTTGCTTTACTGGATCGTAAATCCCGACCGACTGATTCTTCCAGACGAAGATACCGCGCTTGAAAAGGTAGGTGAGGATCTGGTTCTCGATGAGCTTTTCCGGCTGTGATGACATGGCCTGAAGTAAATCAGGGCGGTCAACCGAAGTCAACCGCCCCGACCAGCGCCGCGAGAGTAGCAGGCTATTCCCTGGCCTGCTGGCGCTATCTGTTGAAATCATCCCACGAAGGACCGGAGGCCTTCTGTTGGATCGGCCTTTGAGCTGGCCTTGCCTGGACAGGCTTAGGCGCTTCACGCTCGGCCCTGTTCGCATCATCGTCTTCTTCAGCTCCGAGTGCCACCAGGGAAGCGAGGCCCAGCCTGCGCCCGTAGGTGAGCGCGGACCCGAAGCCCTGCATGGTCTGGCGTTCGAGGACTAGGTAAATCCTGCTCTCGATCTGCTCGCCCGACTCATGGATCAGCTTAGTCTCGACGAAGTGG